GCAAACTAATATTATAGCCCAGGGACGGAGGGACACTTCGTCCTATATATACCTCTCCCCTCCCCCCTTCGGACTTCGGACAACAAAATGTGTCCGGATAATCTCACCGAGTTTTCCCGCCAAGAACAAAACATTTCCCGCCAAGAAGATGGCGTACGCACGATCCAGGTCTACCAGGTCACGGGCAAGAAGAACCTCAAAGCGATTCGTCGGAAAATCCGGGATCAGAACAAAGAAAACATCCCGCCGCTCCTACGGGAAGAAGCGACTCTCTCGTCGCAGACCGAGTATGTCACGAAAGCGGGTGATGAATGTCACCTCGCAAAAGAAACGGGACACGATGCTACCCAGCACAGCAGTCCCTCCAACTGAGACAGCCATCGGTGCTCTGCCAATCGATGTTGGCTCTCAGTACACGTTGTTGTGGGAGCCTACTTGGCGACAACTTTACACCCCTCATCAAGGAAGGCCCAGCAACCCCCCTGCAGCTCGCACTAATACCACGACTTTCTTCGTGGGCATTAAGGAGAAGATCCAAATCTCCACAACCAATGGTCAACCTTGGCAATGGCGCCGTATATTGTTTACGGCTAAAGGCCTTCTACCAATCGACGGTCCTTACCGAGATTACACTTCCCGTGCCGTCGAACTATCCAATGAGAGCATTGTGATGCAACGCTCAAACACACCCCTCCCGGATGCAATGGCATCCGATCTCTACCGTTATCTATTCCGGGGACTTGGCACCAACACCGATGGTCAACTTCCCCGTGATTGGATCAATCGAATCACAGCCCCAGTTGATACGACACGTGTTAATGTCATGTACGATAAAGTGGTTAATATCCGAAGTGGAAATGTGCATGGAGTTGATTTTAATGCGAAGCGGTATCATCCAATCGGACGAAATGTTGTTTATGGTGATACCGAAGATGGTGGAGAACTTCAATCAGTACCTGTTTCCACCAATAATAAGCCTGGCGTTGGAGATATTTATATTTGTGATATGATTTCAGGATCAGGAGTTAATGATACGACAACTGGGAGTTTGTATTTCAATCCGGAGACTACTGTCTATTGGCACGAAAAATAGGGCTGTCTACAGCCACAAAAATACAATTCGCATTCATCCAATCCACATCTGCCTGCATCATATCATCCCGTGGGTCCGTGTTACTCAGCCATATTGATGGCTTGCCCCACTTCATTAATTTAGGCTCCCTGTAAAGACACTTTACAGTAACCCATGCTTGACATCCCAGCCACTCCTTGAAAGAAGGGAAAAACTTGATCCCACCCCTGATGTCGTCAAACACGGCATATTCCACGTCTCCACCCTTGAGACACTCATTTCCGGACACCAATCCGACACAGTAGATATGTGGGCCAAGAGATCTTGCCCACAAAGTCTTTCCTGTTCTGGACTCTCCGTATACACAGATTGACATACATCTGCCTAGAACAGTCAGCCCATGTGCAACGACCCGGGGACCCCCCGAAGGGAGGGCGAAGGGAGGCGGTAGGCAACAGCCCATACCACCCAATCAAAACTATGGACTGCACCCGAGCGGAGCGGACATACCTAGCAGTGGTTCATCTAATCCGATACCAGATTGTGATAGCCAATCATCTCTTCCATCAACTTCTCCTCCGATAAAGTCAATTCCGACAGGGGATACATATTCGGGAGGGATATCAGCGAACTTCCAGTCACAGTACTTCTGAAGTGAGGTGAAATGACACGCCGCACTTTTGGGATCCAGTTCATGTACCAAATCCCAAAACGACTTCCTATCGACAGCTCCCGTGATACGAGCCCACTTATCAGCAAGCGAGCTATTTCCGCTTCCGCTCGGTCGGTCCAACGATCGGTAGACAATGTCGCCGTCCTTGATCGCATAGTCGTAACCCTTCTCTGGTGTTCCTTGAGAAGGCTCAATGTTGGGGTGGCGACCTTCCACATCGAAGCAAGTAACTCTTCGGAACCGTCTCTTCTTTCCAAAATCAACGAAGCAGTGGAGGTGAACTCCTCTAATCGTGTGATCTTCTCGTGCAACGACACACTTTGATCCCAACGAGTCCAAGAATTCTCCAACTGTGACACCGGACAGGTCACCTGATTGGGAGTAGGTGAGGAGAGCATATCTGAAGTGATAGTCGAAATGAGGCATGTGACCGAAAAACGTCCCTGGGCAAACTAATATTATAGCCCAGGGACGGAGGGACACTTCGTCCTATATATACCTCTCCCCTCCCCCCTTCGGACTTCGGACAACAAAATGTGTCCGGATAATCTCACCGAGTTTTCCCGCC